TACTAAAGGTGATTATGATCTAATACTCAATCCTAATGGATTAGAAGAGATCTTTATACCAGATCAAATAGAACACTACCCCATTGCCCGCCCTTACCTTAACGTATTGATAGGAGAGGAATCTGATAGAAGATTTGAGTGGAGAGCTGTAGTAACCAATCCTACTGCCATATCCCAAATAGAACAGGATAAAAATGAATTGCTAAAGAAAAAATTAGCTATGCTCGTCCAGAATCAAGATATAAGTGATGACGAAGCAGAGAAACAACTAAGAAACTTTTTATACTATTTAAAATTTGAGTATCAGGATATAAGAGAAAAAAGAGCCAATCTTTTGTTAAAGCATTTCATAAAAGAGCTCGATCTAAAACTACTATTCAATGAAGGATTTAAAAATGTATTAATTGTAGGAGAAGAAGGTTACCTGGCAACTATAGTTAATGACAATCCTAAAATAGAACTAATAGACTCTAAGAAGACTTATGTTATTAAATCAGGCTTTAGTAGCAGATTTGAAGATGCAGATATAATTATAATGCATGATTACTGGCCTCCAGGAAAAGCAATAGATACTTATTATAAACATTTATCAGAGAAAGAAGTTAAATGGTTAGATGAGAACTCTACTAAGAAAGGACTAAACAATGATAAAGATACTTTAGAAATAGATGAACTAGGCGTTCAATTAGCTAGAGAAGAATTCTTTGAAGATATGCTTAGTATACCAGGTGAACTGGATAAAGATACATACAAGACATATCATTCTGACCCAGTAGATCAGTATGGAAACATACGCCTTATACGTATACTATGGAAAAGTTATAAACCCATATTAAGAGTAAAATATTATGATGAGGTAGGAGATGTACAATATAGATTTGAATCTGAGTTCTATAAAGCAAATGAAGAATTAGGAGAAGAAGCAGAAAAATATTGGATTACTGAATGGTGGGAAGGACATAAATTAGGAGATAATATATATCCTATTATGAAGCCTAGAGATATTCAATATAATAAGTTTTCAGATCCTAGTTATAATCACCCAGGACTGGTAGGAGAAATCTACAACACAGGTAATATGAAAGTAGTATCTCCTATGGATGTAGCAAAACCTTATCAATTATTGTATGATGCATCTATGCACAGGTTAACAGATGCTTTAAGTAAGTTCTTTGGCTCTATGCCTATTGTAGATTATGCCACCTTACCTGAAGGTTGGGAAGTAGGTGACTGGTTAGTATTTGCTAAAAAGGCTGGTATAGCTGTTAAGGATAGTTTTAAAGAAGGAAACAAAGGTGCCTCTACTGGAAAACTAGCTGCCTCTGTTCAGGGCTCTACAGGCCAAGTAATCAACCAGCCTCTGGGAGATTTTATACAACAACAGATCAATATACTTAATTATGTAGAAATGCAGTTAGGTAGAATTATAGGTGTACCTCCTCAAAGATTAGGACAAATAGAAAACAGAGAAACTGTAGGAGGAGTAGAAAGAGCTGTAACACAATCCAGTTTTATTACTAATGAGCTTTTTAAGAAACACGACAACGTTAAAAAGCGAACTCTTACATTGTTATTGGAGACCTGTAAGATTGCTATGAAAAACAATCCAAGAAAATTCCAATATATAGGGGACGATTATTTAGCTCAATTATTTGAAATAGACGATAATTTTGCCGAAGAAGAGTATGGTATATTAGTTGATAATGAAAATGACTTAACTAAAATAGAGCAGAACTTTGAGCAATTAGCTCACGCAGCATTACAAAACCAGGCCCTGAAATTTAGTGACCTGATGAAATTATATACCACTAGTTCTATTGCAGAAAAACAAAGAATTATAGAGCAAGGTGAAGAAGATATGCTTCAAAGACAAGAAGCTCAACAAGAGAGAGAAGCTCAAATAGCTCAGGCACAAATACAAGCTCAGCAACAAGCTCAGCAAGAAGAAGCTGCCAGAGATATGCAAAAACATCAAGCTGACTTACTTATGGAAAAATATATAGCTGATCAAAAAACACAGATAGAACTCTTAAAATTAGGACAAGAAGGTGAAGGTGAAGTTATAAATGTAGATCCTATGGAAGCATCTAAATTAGAATTAGAATATACTAAAGTAGAGAATGATCTAATGACTAAGATGAAAGAACTTGATGAGAAAATAAGATCAAACAAAGCTACAGAAAAACTTAAGCAAAAAGAGATTAGCAAGAAACCAGCCCCAGGAAGCTCTAATTCTTCTAAATAATCTGTACGCTTAAAGATAAAGCTAGTTGTAAAATTATAACAAACGATAGTATATTTGTACTATTACTAACATAGAGAGAAGATGGAAGAGAATGTAATGTTTAATCTAGAAGACCTAAATGTTAAGGAGGAGTCCTTAAATATTTTAGAGCAACCTAGTAAAATAATTGAGAATACAGAAACTAATATTAATAATCCTGTAACAGGAACAGAAGGAGATCCTCCTGATGGAACTGAAATAGAGATAAAAGAAGAAATAGAAGACGAAAAGAAAGAAACTGATACTGAAGAAACTAAAGGTAAACTACCCCCTGTCTCTGATGCAAAAGACTCTTCTCACTCAACTCTATATACTCTTGCAAAACATCTTAAGGAGGAGGGGGTCCTTTACCTTGATGAAGATATAGAAAAAGTAGAAAGCCTGGCAGACCTTAAAGCTTTAGTAATAAAGTCAAATGAACAAGCTAAATTCGCTGGTTTAAATGACTCCCAAAAAAGATATCATGAAGCTTTAGAATCTGGCATTCCCAGGCAAGAGTTTGAGAATGTTGAAAAAGAAATACAAGCTTATAAAGGTATTACAGAAGACGCTATTGAAAAGGATGCCAATTTAAGATTTGAAATAAATGCATTAGATCTGATATCTAAAGGATTAGATAAAGAAAAAGCAATCAAGTTAGCAAAGTTAGCAGTTCAGGATGAAGGTAACGTAGATGAGACTAAAGAAGCTCTTAAAAACTTAATAGAGCTTAAAACCAATAAATTTAAAACATTAGTAGAAGAATCTAACAAGCAAACAGAATTAACTCTTACAGAGATCAAAGATGCTGTTTACAACAAGAAAACCCTACTGGAGAATCCATTAAATGATATAACTAAAAATAAGTTATTCGATCTTATGACTACTAAGGTAGAGACTGGAGAAGATGGAAAATCTCTAAATAAATTACAAAAGTGGCAAAAAGATAACCCTATTGAAGCCAACCTTGTGTTGAACTATATGTTCTTAATGACAAACGAAGGTAAAGATTTAGGATTAATAAAAAAAGGTAGTACCAGTATAGCAGCTAAAGAATTAGAAAAGAAACTTAAAAGTATGAGTTTTGATGAGACAGGAGCTCTTATTATTCCTGATCAAATGGTTAATAAAGCCAAGAGTACTACAGCTTTTTCAGGCACTGACGACTTAACAATTAATATATAATTAAACTATGAAATTAAACAGATGGCAGGTTACAGAGCTTAAGAACTGGAATGGCCCCTTGTTTGACCCTCAGAACACCCTAAAGGCTTTATATAAAACGCAGCCTGAAAAGATTAGGAAATCTATGGTCAAGCTGCAGGCTATATACAATGGTAGATCTCTGGAACAAAAACTAGATCAAATTGGCATTAAATATGTAGACACTCTTAATGACTTCTACTACGAAGTTATTGCTAGTTCTAAACGTAATGTGCAATTAATTGGCGCGGAATATCAAGGAGCAGCAGTTACAGCTGCTACTAACCAAGTATGTGCTGGTGGTTCCACTGCAGAACTTACTTTTGGAGAAGATTATTTCTTTGAAGGTGAAGTTATTGTAGGTGAGAAAAACGAGAAGTATCCCTTAAGAGTTCTCTCTATGAGAGCAGATGCAGACAACACAGTGTACGTTGTTGAAGGCTGGGGTCTTGAAGGAGGTATGCCAGGAGAAGAACTGGTAGCTGGAAAGAAATTCTCTGTTGAATATGCTCCTGCAGCTAGAGGTCTCTCTAGAGAACAAGGTGGGATCAGACGACCTTCTACTGCTAAAGTAAGAGGTATGCTTTCAACTCTTAGGATTGACCACAAAGTAGCTGGTGATATTGATGACTATGCAGTTATCATGGGCTTCCCTGCACTAGACAAAAACGGAAATGAAAAAGTATTTCCAGTACTTTCTAGCTATGAAGATTGGCTAGTAGAACAGGAATTCTCTGACTATAAAAGTAAAGCTATTAAATATGGTACTACTAACGTAGATCAAGATGGTGAAACCTTTAATATTGATGGTATCTCAGGTAGGAAACTAACCTTTGGACCTGGTATACGTCAACAAATGGATCAAACAAACGCCCAGTATTACAATTATTTCTCTTTGGAAATGTTGGAATCTATTCTAGAGCAGTTGTCTTACAACAAGCTAAGAATGAATGAGAGGATGTTTACAATTCATACAGGACAAGGTGGAGCTAAATTATTTCATAAGGCAGTATTAAATACTGTATCAGGATGGAGTTATTCAGTAACTGATAACAACCCTGCAATTGTAGGTAAAGTATCATCTAGTATGCACGCTAATTCATTTAGTGCTGGATTCCAGTTTACAGAATATGAAGCTCCTAATGGTATCAAAGTAAAAATTGAAATTGATGATTTCTACGACGACCCTAATAGGAATAAGATTCTTTATCCAGGCACCCAAGTACCCGCTGAATCCTATAGGATGGATATCATGTGGATGGGTAGTTCTGCTGAACCTAATGTACAGAAACTAGGATACTCCAAATTCCAATCAGTTGGTGGAGAGATTAGAGGATATGGAGCAGGTTTCAGGAATCCATTTACTGGAGAGATGAACAATGCACATATGAGTTATACAGAAGATTCTGCAACCATTACTAAATTTACGCACATAGGTGCTGTAGTTTATGATAGTGAAAGAACCGCTTCTTTAATTCCAGATGTGCTTCAATAATAAACCCTTGTAATTAGAGCGGGAGGAAGCATTAGCTTCTCCCGTTCCTATTGCAAATATTAAACGAGAGAGAAGATGTTAACAAAAGAGAGTTTACTAGTAGACGAGCCTGTACTCGTTAAATTCCTATTCGATATGAGAAATGGAATTACAGATCCAAAACACCCTTTGTATGGTGGACTAAGTTCAAATGCAAGCATAGGTATCCCTGCACCTGTATTAAGAGGGGGAGTAGAAAGATTATTTGGAAAAGATGAATTAGCAATATTAGCTAAAGAATTAAATGAACCACATTTAAAAAACAATTCTACCTTTTGGAGAGAATACAGAAAGAATGATTTAGGAATGCCAGCAGGTATATTTCCTATACATTTAAAAAAAGAAGGATTACTTTTAAATAAAAAGGATGCCTTAGACTTTATCAAAATAAGAATATTAGAAGATGCTCCAATAGTAGCTTCTTCTCCTGGTGAAGTAAAAAATAAGAAATCACAGTATAGATTTGTATTAGTTAAATACGCTGATAAACATAAAGAAGATATTGCTAATATTTCTGCTAAAAAGAAAGCTGTTAAACTTCATACTAAATATGAAGATGATGACAAAATTCTTAAGTTTATTCTAAGAGGATTTGGTAAACATGTAGGAAATAAACATACCTCAGAATTCTTGCAGAATGAGACTTGGAAACAAGTAGAAGCAAATCCAGGTATGTTTGTAAAGATTTTAGAAGACGAATTTATAACTGAAAAAGTATTGATATACGATCTATTAGCAGCTAAATTAATAAACAAGTCTAACAAACTATATTTTAGTAAAGAAAGCGAACCTTTAAAATTAGACGGAGATACAAATGATTTAGATGGAGCAGCTAGATACTTAGCTTCTGGAGTAGGTCAGGATCTTAGAATAGAATTAGAAGCTAAATTAAAATTCAATGACTAATGACGAATTCAAGAAAGAGTTTAAATATATGTATGATAGTGCTTCTAATGGGGCACCAGATTTAAATAACTATGAAATAAGTCTAGTTTTAACTCAAGCTATCAGAGATATAATAGATGGTCTATACTCTGGTTTTGAATTTACTGAATACAATAAGAGAGCACTAAATCCTTTAATAAAGGAATATGCTCTAACATTAACTCCTTCAACAGATTACTTTGCAGATATAAGAGCAACTAATGGAGTATTACCATCAGATCTATATTATATCCTACAGGAGAACGTTACGTTAGTTAACCAAGAAGTAAACCTGGTAGAAGTAATTTCAGAAGATTTAGATTATATAAACAAGTCATTAAAGAATCCTTTTAAAAAACCTAACAAAAGGAAAGTATTAAGAACACAAATAGGAGCATCGACAATAAGACTATACTCTGTCGGAGCTATTGATAAATTTAAAATAAAGTATATTAAAAAGTATAGTCCAATAATTTTAAGCGATTTTACTACAGACCCAGATCTTTTAGGCTCGGAGACTATAGATGGATCAAGTAGTATTTCTACTACAGATTTACCAGTCTTTATGCATGATAAAATAATTAAAAGAGCAGTAGTATTAGCAGTAAAATCTCTTAGAGAAAACAGTTTAAAAACACAAATAGAAGTTTAATTTAAAATTAAAAACAAATGAGTACAATCTCTTTACCTAATGAAAAACAAATTAGGCATTTTTATGTAGGAAACGCTGTAGCTTCGGAAACGACTATTAGCACCTTCATTGCATCTGCGAGCGTAGGTGAAATTCAAATTTTCCAGCATGACGGAACTGCAGGCACAACCGAAGATTTCTTCATTGCAAAGAAAAATACCAAGGGTAGTGTCAGTACTTCTGATAAAATTACCCCAGGTGACTGCACTTATATTGGAGGCGGATCTCCAGTAGCAAAAGCAGGTAAAAGTCAGAAGTTTGCTCTAACAGGAGCTCCTACTGCAGGCGATCAATATCATATTAGCCTTAAAGTTAACTATGGTAATTCAGAAGAAAACTTTATTGTATTTACTGCCAGTGCTTTAGCTGTAACAGGAGATACTCAAGATACTCTTTTGGCAAGACTTGCTGAATCACTTGGTGATAATCTAGCAGCTAGTATTAATACTACTAGCAAAGAAACGGGCACTCAAGTAGTTGCTGGTGTTCAAGCTACAGGTACTGTACAGCTTTCAGCTGGTGCTTCTGGTTCTGTAGATACCTTAACTATAGATGGTTTATCATTAATTGATGCAGCTGTAGATTTTGATACAAGTCTTGATCAAACTGCTAGTAATCTAGCGGATGCTATTAATGCCAAGAATACTTATCCTAATTATACTGCAACTGTAGCTACAGATACTGTAACTATTACTTCAGTACAAGCAGGTGTTGTAACAGGTACAGTAGCTTCAACTACTACTACTCTTACAAGTGTTGATGTAGATCTAGGAACAGCTTCTGCTGGTACTTCTACTAATACAAGTAATAAGAACAAGTATTTTGATATCTCAGCTTCTGACGATGCTGTAGTTATTACAGAAAAAGATTGGATCTTAGAAGACTTTAGAGTAGGACTTAGAACTCATGATCAACTATTATGGAATGGAGTTCTTACTTCTTATACAGATACAGCCGCTGCTAATGTTGTTACAACTGCAACAGCTCCTGTATTTGCTAAAGGACAAGGATATCAGATCATAGAATTAGAAAGATTCCTAGTTGGACACAGAGCTGAAACAGGTGAATTGAAAGATTACACTTTAGGTTTTGGAAGACCTTATGATACTGTAGTTGCTAGTCAATATTACAGTTTAGATCTTAAATATTTTGATACTTCCAGAGATGATCCTAAACATTCTGAAAAGATGTTAACTATTGTATCTACTTCAAACACAGCCCTTAATACAATTGGCAATGCGATTGAAACCCGTAATGCTGCAATGGTTTGGACTGATCTATAATAGTGGAAATAATAACCGCAACTATAACTAAGGACGAGATATACCTGGTGAGTGATATTCCATTTACCAGGGTTCTCCTTAGCTATGGAAAAACTTTCGAGACCACATATGAGGAAACAGGTCTCAACACTACCACAATTACTATAACAAAAGAAACATTAGGGTTGACAACATTAGACAATGCTTATTTTAGATTAGAAATATTCGATAATATAGAAAATTCAGCAGGAGTAGGGTTATATAATTTAGAGATAATAAACGAAAAAGAAGTATTACTATATGACGCTAATAATCTAAAGATAGATTTAGATAGCCTAAACTTTTATGAAGGCGTACTACAAAATCTAAATACTAATAATGAATTCCTCGCAGCAAACAATGTTTTCTTTAATTACTTAAACTTTTTAGAAAACAAACTCAATGGAAATAACTTCCTTCAATCTATCGGCAAACAAAGCTAATTTAGAACTAGAAATTATAGATGCAGTAGATGTGTCTATACTCAGATTATGGACTGATAAAACATACAAAAATTTTGCAGAAGTAATAGATCTCTCTGCTAAACTAACTGGTTCATATACTGAAATAATTACCATTACATTATCTGATGTATCAGAAGCCTACTTTGATGGGCTTTATTTTATTGAAGCAAAAGATACTGATGAAACTTCTTCAGCTATTACTTCAGAATTAGCTAGGTTTAAAGAATGTCTAATGGATAAAGTATTAGAATTTCAAACCTGCGATGACTGTCTTACCCAAGAAGACTATAGTTTATTAAATGCTCAGGCATCACTTCAAAACCTGGAATATAGCATAGAATTAAAATTCCCAACAGAATCCATAACATTAAAGAGAGTACTAGATGCCTACTGCAGTAATGCTTGTAGATCATGTGGTGACTATAGTAATGTTACTACTACAACTGGAGCTAAAGATACTCTTTATCCAGATACAGTAATTGTTAAAGTAGACGGAGGTACACTAGATTAATATGAAAAAAGAAAACTTAGAAAAAGCCAAAATGAAAGTAGAGATTAAATCTACTAGTAAAAAGAAAGGCAGAATAATAAAAATCAAGCTCGACGGAGGCTCCTTAGACTAATATTATGGCAATAGAACAAATTATAATTGATGATATCCAACTTAGGAGAAATGATGCTGCTACTTGGACAACAAATAATCCTACACTACTTGATGGTGAATTAGGATTTGAGAGAGATACTTATAAAGTAAAAATAGGTAACGGTATAGATGACTGGAACACATTAAGTTATACAATTTCAGATGCCATTATTGGACAACTATCTGATTTATCAGATGTAACTTCAGCTTCTCCAGCTAATAGATTTGCTCTTTTAGGTACAGGTTCAACTTTTGTATCTAGAGCTTTAATATTACAAGACATCACTGATTATGATACCAATACTGTAATATCAGACTTTGATGCAGCTCTTGCACAAACTAGATGGAAAGCTGTAGAAGTTCCTACAGGTGGATCTATTAATCAAGTATTAGCTAAAAGTTCAGGTACTAATTATGATGTAGGATGGGTAACACCTTCCTCTAATCAACATGTTATACAAGAAGAAGGTGGTAATCTTACTGCCAGAACTAATCTTAATTTTATAGGAGCTAATGTAACTGCTGCAGATAATGTAGGAAACGATGCTACAGATATTACTATCAGTGGTGGGGGTGATATGTTATTAGGTACTGTACAAACAATTACTGCAGCTAAAACATTTAATACTGGAACATTATTATTAGATGATACTGATTCAGCATTTAACTTAGAATTAACTTCAACCTCTACAATAACTAGTGCAGATAAGATACTTACTTTTGATGTAAATGATGCTAACAGAACAGTAACTGTTTCAGGAGATGCTACAATTACTGGTAGCAATACAGGAGATCAAACTACTATTGTAGGGATTACAGGAACTAAATCTGAATTTGACACAGCTGTTACAGATGGTAATATAATGTATATTGGAGATGCTCCTACCAGTCATAATCATGCTTGGGCAGATATAACAAGTGGAGTTCCTACAACAATAGCAGGATATGCTATATCTGATACAAAAGCTAATTTTAGTGCTGGGGTTTCAGATGGTACATTCTTATATGTAGGAGATTCTCAAGCTTTAGCTACTGGAGTCTCAGATGTTACAGCAACTGCAACAGAAATAAACAATGCTACAGATTTATCTGGACTAACTGCAGGGGATGTATATAGTGCAGATACAGCTACTACAGCTTCATGGAAAGCTCAAGCTGGAGGTTCTTCTCTACCAGTAATAGATTCTACAAGTATAGTAGAAGGTACTGGAGATGCTTCTAAAGAACTTAAATTTGAAGTAGATGGTAACACTACCTCTGTAATAGGTACTATTGCTACGGTATTTACTACAGCTAAGACAATGACTGTACCCGATGCAACTGATACTTTTGTAGGTAAAGCAACAACTGATACCTTTACTAATAAAACATTTGATGCCAATGGAACAGGAAACAGCTTATCTAATGTAGATGTAGCTGATCTAGCTAATGGTACTGATGGTGAATTAATAACTTGGAGTGCAGCAGGAGTAGCTACTACAGT